GTGAAGCGCCATGCCGACGTGGACCCAGTCGTCGCGCCCACAGTCCGGGTCAATCGCATCGACGGCAGACTGCACCTCGGCCCACGATGCGGTGATTTGCCCGTCGCGCAGGGTCACCCGATGATCCTCGGCCAGCAGGGACTGCCACAGGGTCAGGATCGACTCGGGCACCTCGGGCAGGCGGGTCCAGTGACCACGCCCTGCCCACCGGTACGGCAGATTGGTATCCGGATGGATCGACGGGGGCAGCACGTCCTGCACCGTCGCACCCGTGGTCGTGGCGCACCGCAGTTCGTAGATCACCTGACCTTGAGTGACGATCTTCTTCGATGGCAGCGGGGTCGGCATCGAGTACAGTAGCTTCCCGCGACCCGCACGGCCACTGTCCACGACCACAGCATCGGGTGCATCGTAGAGTGCCCGCAGGTCGATACCGTGCATCGCGAGTGCGAAGCTGGCCGTATCCCAATCGTCCACGTCGAGTGCGCACGTCCCACTGTATGCGTGGGCCAGTCCGATCCCATAACCCTGCGGCAGATCGTCCTGCGACCGTAGGGCGTTCTCCCGCAGATTCCACCCCTTCGCCCTCGGACCCTTGGTCCCGGGCGGGATCGGCACAAGCGACCACTTGTGTCGGATGTACGCATCGACCGAGGCCGGATGTTGTTGCACTGTGTTCTGCATCATAATATGATCACCTTATTCCCTTGTCTCCCCCGGCAATCGTTCACCCGGCTTTCGCCGGGTATTTTTTTGCCCCTACCACGGTGCATTTTCAAACTCCTCGGGGTCGGGCTTCGTGGGCTTCGGGGGCCAAGTCTTCGGGAAAGGCCACTGGATCGGGACACTCATTGCCGTTCCTTTAGCACCCGGGCGATCTCATCAACCGTGTCCTCCGACAGCAAGTCGATGATGTCCACGCCACCCACATAGACCCCCGAGACAATCACATACGGTTCCGACCCCGGACAGTCCCACGACTCACGCTCTCCGGGTTCGAATTCGCAGTCCACTTGAATATCGACCCCGTGGAACGACAGATCTTCTAGCACGGGCTTCTTCGGTGCGGGTCCAAACAACTCCATCTGACTCATCTTTACCCCCTGTTGTAAAAAGTGTTTGACAATGGTGCCACCGGCTTGATACATTGTCAAACATCCAATCACAAAGGAGTCACAAAATCATGAAAACCGCATTCCTCACGGTCCGCATGACGGACCTTGAGCGCACCCAGTTCCTCCTGAAGGCATCCGAATACGGGCGACCGTCCACGATCCTGCGGGAGATCATTCAGGCCTTCATCGAAGATCGCCTGTCCATCAGTAAGCCCGTCAACCGTAAGGAAATCTACAATGTCGATTGAAGCCAACATCCAAGCCCTGACCGCAGCGATCCAGGCACTCACCGCAGCAGTGCAGTCGGTGACTGTACCGGTCGAACGAGTCGTTGATCAACCGAAAGCTGCACCCGCACCCGCACCTGTTGCGCCGATCCCTACCCAAGCGGTCCCGACAGTTGCCGCACCTGCCCCTACAACTGTCCCCGCTGCGGCTGCAACCAGCGTGCCTGTGGTGAGTGGCACACCGGTCGTGATGCCTACGCCCCCGACGTTTGAAGCACCCTCCCCTGCCCCGGCACCCGCTGGCGCACCGTTCTCGGACGGCAAGGGACTGCTGGACTACGTTATGACGACGTACAAGGCTCTCGGTGCGCAGAAGGGTGCGCAGATCCAGCAGGTCATGGTCGCCCTCGGGTATCAGAACATCACCGACGTGAAGCCGGAGCATTACGCGGCGCTGTACCAGGGCATCGAGGCACTCAAGTGAGCCACGCCGCACTGTCCCCGTCCAAGCGCATCCGGTGGTCGCTGTGCCCCGGGTCGCTGCGGATGGAAGCGCCGTACCCCGAGGGTGACTCCGGACCCGCTGCGATCGATGGCACCCACAGCCACGCTCTGCTGGAGCGATGCCTGATCGACAACGTTCCGGCCAGCCACAAGATCGGGATGATCCTCAAGGATCATGAGGGCGAGTTCAAGGTCGATGCGGACCGTGCCGCCCGAGTTCAGGTGGCACTGGACTATATCGGTCCCGGCGCGATCAGCGAGGAACGGGTTAACCCGAAATACCTGGCGCACCGAGACGACCTGTCGGGCACCGTGGACGTGCAGGTTAACCGTGGCAACCGGGTGTGGGAGATCATCGACTACAAGGACGGGATGAACGACGCATGGGATTCTGCGATCCTTCAGATGGAGCAGTACGCCATCGGGGTGCTGGCCGAGTTGCAGATTCCCGTCAATATGGAATACCCGTTCGACACGATGCGCCTGACCGTGATACAACCGAAGCTCGCGCTCCGGGGTGGTCAAGCGATCCGGTCCAAGGACTATGCGGTCCGGGATCTTCTGACCACGGTGCTGACCACGATCGTCCTGCAAGCCAAGGCGACCGATGACCCGGATGCGCCGCTGATGCCCGGTGAGAGTCAATGTAAATACTGCCGTGCTAAGGGGTCATGCCCCGCACTCGCAGGTAACGTAATGAAGGAGATCGGAGTCATGTTCCAGCCAGTAGAGGTCGGGGAGTTGTCGATCCAGACAGCGCAGAAAGACCCCGCCACCATGTCTGACGACCAGTTGCGTCAGATCATCGAAGCCGCGCCCCTCATGCGGCAACTTCTCGATGGTGCCGAGGCCGAGGCCGAGGCGCGTCTGAAGAAGGGCACTCCCATTGCCGGCTTGAAACTTGTCCACGGGAAGGGGTCACGCTCATGGGCGTATCCGGAAGCCGAGATGGTCGAGAAGCTGGTCGCAATGGGCATCCCCAAGTCGTCCGTCTATGTGACCAAGCTGGTGTCGCCCGCCCAAGCTGAGAAGCTGGTGTGGGAGAAGACCAAGGGCGGCGAGAAGGTCAAGGTGCAGTTGTCCGACCGCCAGTTGAAGCGCATGGCTCAGGAGTATGTCGCCCACACCACCGGCAAGCCGACCTTGGCACTTGAATCCGACAGTCGTCCCGCTGTCATTGTCGATGCATCACCCATGTTCCAACCCATCCCGGCGCAAGCCGAATCCCTGCCCTCGTGGCTTTCGTAAGGAGTAACCATGTCCGACGTAATCTATCTGTCCAACGTGCGCCTGTCTTTCCCGCACCTCGCTGAACCCCAGCGCCAGGTTAACGAACAAACCGGCAAGGAGCGCATCAGCTACAACTGCGAATTCCTGATGCCGGTGGACCACGCTGGCTTCAAGCAGTTCATGGAACAGTATTCCGCAATGGCGGTCGCCAAGTGGGCGGAACACGCCCAGACCGTGATGCAGATGATCCAGAACGACCGCAAGACCCGCTGTTACGGTCAAGGTGCCGAGAAAGTCAACAAAAAGACTTTCAAGCCCTACGACGGGTATGCCGGCAACGTATTCATCACCGCTGGCCGGGATACCGCGCCGCAGATGATCCAGGGCGACGGTCGCCCGGTTGACCCGGGCAACACGATGGCGTATCAGGCGATTGCGCGGAAGATGTACGGCGGATGCCGGGTCAATGCTGCCGTCAAGCCTTGGTTGCAGGACAACAAGCACGGTCGCGCGATTCGCTGCGACCTGATCGCGGTGCAATTTGCTGGTGACGATACTGCGTTTGGTGAAGGGGCGGTCGATGCGTCTTCTATGTTTGGCGCGGTTCAATCGGCCGCTGCTGCACCGACTGTGGGTGCTGTTCCGGGTCTGCCGCCGTTCCTAATGGGTCAGTGATTCAAGGGGGCTTCGGCCCCCTTCTGTAAGGGTAAGCGTAATGCGAGTGATCTCTTGGTTTTCCTGTGGGGCCGCCAGCGCGATTGCGACTGTGCTGGCGGCAATCAAGTACGGCGAGATTGAAGCCGTGTATTGCCGCGTTGTCGAAGAACACGAAGACAACCTTCGGTTCCTTGACGACTTCACTCGCGTTGTCGGCATTCCGGTGAAGATCATCACGAATGACAAGTACAGCGGTTCAATCCACGAAGTGTTCATCAAACGTGGCTACATCAAAGGTCGGTTCGGTGCGCCTTGCACCGTGCATCTAAAAAAGGATATGCGCCGGTCTTATCAGAAACCCGATGACATCCAAGTGTTCGGATATACGACGGAAGAACAGGATCGTGCTGATCGATTCTTGGACGCCAACAACGACGTTCATGAGTTTTTCCCGCTAATCGACAATCAGATCACCAAGCGGGACTGCTACAAGTTGCTAAACACGCTGGGGATCGAACTTCCGGTGATGTACAAGCTCGGTTATAGCAACAACAACTGCATCGGTTGTGTCAAGGGCGGCATGGGTTATTGGAATCAGATCCGTCGAGATTTCCCCGCGCAGTTTGATCGGATGGCAAAGGTCGAGCGTCTGCTCAATCACGCAGTCAACAAGGACAAGTCGGGTCCGATCTTCCTTGACGAGCTTGATCCTAATCGTGGCAATCGCGTCAAAGATGCGCCAGCAGATTGCGGGTTTACTTGCGAGGTGCAGAATGCGTAACGACTGGATCTTCGACTTGGAGACGTTCCCCAACGTCTTCACCGCAGCGTTTGAACACGCGGACTCACCCCTCACGCTGGTCTTTGAGATCAGTCCGTGGCGCGACGATTCTAGTGCGCTGATGCACTTCCTTGATCGGCTGCGTGAGGACAAGGCGCGACTGGTGGGGTTCAACAACCTCGGGTTCGATTACCCAATCCTGCACCAGTTCATCAAGATGAACGGCAAATGCGGTGCAGCGGTGCTGTACGACAAGGCACAAGCAATCATCGAGGCGCAGGACACAGATCGGTGGACGCACCAAGTCTACCCATCCGACAGGTACATTGAGCAGATCGACCTGTACAAGATTCAACACTTCGACAACAAGGCCCGCAGTACCGGACTCAAGGCGCTTGAGTTCAACATGAGGGCCGAGACGATCGAGGATCTGCCGTTCCCGGTGGGCAGCACACTCACGCGGGATCAGGTGTCGGTGCTGAAGCGATACAACCAGCATGACGTGGCGATGACCAAGCGGTTCTATCACCACTCGACCGCGATGATTGAGTTCCGGCAAGAGTTGACCGCGAAGTACAACCGCGACTTCATGAACCACAACGACACGAAGATCGGCAAGGACTACTTCGTGATGAAGCTGGAGGAAGCCGGCGTTACCTGCTACGACTTCAGCAGCACCGGACGCAAGCCCCGACAGACCCCGCGTCCGGTAATCCACCTCAAGGACGCCATCCTGCCGTGGATCACGTTTGATGAACCCGAGTTCAATCGGGTACTGACCTGGCTCAAGCAGCAGTCAATCACAGAGACGAAGGGGGTGTTTAATGATCTGGTCGCTCGCGTTGGCAAATTTGATTTTGTGTTCGGTCTGGGTGGCATACATGGTTCAGTGGAGAACCGGGTTATCGAGGCGACAGAGGATCATGCGGTCATTGATCTCGATGTCACTTCTTATTACCCAAACCTCGCTATTCGCAACGGCTTCTATCCTGCACATCTAGGGGCCGACTTCCCCAAGATTTACGACAACTTGTTTCAGCAGCGCAAGTCGTTCAAGAAGGGGTCCGCTGAGAACGCGATGCTCAAACTCGCGCTCAACGGGGTCTACGGTGACAGTAACAACAAATTCAGCGTGTTCTACGATCCGCTGTTCACCATGAGTATCACTCTTACAGGTCAGTTGCTGCTGTGCAAGCTGGCCGAGTCGATCCTGCACGCTACCGATGCCGAATTGATCCAGATGAACACGGACGGTCTGACGGTGCGGATACCCATGAGTCAGATTGATGCGCTTGAACGGGTCCGCGAGTCGTGGCAGACGTTGACCGGGTTGAACCTTGAGGAGTTCCGGTATCGGAAGATGTTCATCCGCGATGTCAACAACTACCTCGGTCAGTACGAGGATGGTGGGGTCAAGCGCAAGGGTGCGTATGAGTACGACATCGAGTGGCACCAGAACGCCAGTGCCCTTGTGATTCCGAAGGTCGCAGAGAAGGTGCTGCTTGAGGACGCACCGATCCGGTCAACCGTGGAGAACTGGCCTGATCGGATGGACTTCATGCTGCGCGTCAAGGTGCCGCGCACCAGCTACCTCCAATGGGGGGAGGCCCGGGTGCAGAACACCTCGCGCTATTACATCGCCAAGGGTGGCAAGCCCTTGAAGAAGTGGATGCCGCCGCTGAAGGGTAAGACCGAGTGGCGACAGATTTCAGTCGAGAGTGGTTGGGGTGTCCAGGTGTGCAACCGGATCGAAGATGCCGTGTTGCCGGTGGACTTTGATTACTACATCAAGGAAGTGGGGAAATTGTGTCTGAGTCTAGCTTGAGCAAACAAGAGGGTGGGAGTCACTACAAGGATCTGGTGATCCAGCCGATCGAGTACATCCACGCCAACAGCATCCCGTTCGCCGAGGGCAGCGTGATCAAGTATGTGACCCGGTGGCGGACCAAGGGCGGCATCAAAGACCTGGAGAAAGCCAAGCACTTCCTTGAGCTGCTCATCGAACTGGAGACGCGAAATGCTCGAAAAACAGATTGAGAAGAAGGTCTGCGACTACGCCAAAGAGCGCGGGATGCTGGTCTACAAGTTCACCAGTCCCAATCGCATGGCGGTGCCCGATCGCCTGTTCATCTGCCCCGATGGTCGTGTGTTCTTCATCGAGTTCAAGCGTGAGGGTCAAAGCCCACACCAGCGCAGACTCGGGAGCATGATCGACTCGCGGGACACAGGGTCATGGTGTTCGTGGTGGACAACGTGGACAGTGGTCGCGGGGTCATTGATATGGTGATGGGATGCTAACCCCTGACCTTCTCCACGATTACCAGAAGCGTGCGGTCAATTTCCAGTGCACCCACGCCAACTCAATGCTTTGGCTGGACATGGGGCTGGGGAAAACCGTCATCACGCTGACGACTATCGCGCACCTGATCAAGACCAACTTTCTGCGCGGGGTGATCATCGTCGCCCCGATCCGGGTGATCCGACTGGTGTGGCGACAAGAGGCTGCGAAGTGGAGTCATACCAAGGGACTCACGTTCAGCATGGTCACGGGCACCAAGGATCAGCGCACCCGGGCGCTCCTGCGCCCCGCCGATGTGTACTTGGTGAACTACGATGTTCTCGGGTGGCTTGCCGACACGATCCACACCTACTTCGTCAAGAAGAACCGACCCCTGCCATTCAACGGGATCGTGTGGGACGAGATCAGCAAGATGAAGAACTCAAGCACCGATCGGGTGAAGTCGTTCCGGCGCATCGAGAACTTTTTCGAGTGGACCACGGGACTCACCGGCACCCCTGCCAGCAACGGCTACAAGGATCTGCATGGTCAGTTCCTCGTGGTGGACCGGGGCGAGCGTCTGGGGACCAGCAAGACGGCATTCCGCACCCGGTTCTATCGCAAAGTGGGACCGTACAAGGAAGTACCGTACCCGGACACCGAGGACACGATCAAGAAGCTGATCGGTGACATCACCCTTGAGATGTCTGCGGAGGACTACAACCCGCTACCAGACCTGATCGTGAACGACATCGAACTGGAAATGCCCGAGGGTCTGCGGGCGCAGTACGAGAAGATGGAGCGCGAGTTCTTCCTGACCCTCGACAGTGGCAAGGACATTGAGATATTCAACCAAGCAGCGCTGACGAACAAGTGCTTGCAGTTCAGCAACGGTGCCATGTATCCGATTGCCGGAATGCCCCTATGGGAGCCGATTCACAACCTGAAGCTTGATGCGCTGGAGGACATCATTGAGGAAGCCCAAGGCTCTCCGATCCTGCTGTCCTATGCGTACCGGTCCGATGCTCAGAGGATCATGGAACGGTTCAAGGAGATTCGTCCGATCAACTTGACCGACTGC